GGCTTGCCAGTGCCTCAGCCAATAGCTGCGCATGGATTGCAGGCGCCTCACGCTCCAGGCGCTCCAGTAGTGCCATGAGGCGTAGGGGCGCAGTGTCGGGCTTGCGTTCACCTCCGGCCCACTTTTTGTAGGTGTTGACGGGGACCCCGAGGTAAGCCGCCATACCCGATTCTGCGAGCTCCAGGCGAACGGCCCAGGCTTTCAAGTGGTCAGGGGAAAAAGTTTCCATGTGAGGTGCTCCAAAAGTTAACCCGGACCCGATACAATGGGTCCGGGGGATTGTAGGGATAATGGGTCTAGTCGATTGGGATATGAGCTCTGACCGGAACTATCGGATCCGGGGGATTGTAGGGATAATGGGTCAGGGTCAATCAGGCTTCGCCATATCGGCAATGTCTGCCAGGGTTTGCACAGGGTCATCTGTGGGCGAATCGGCCACGCGACGAATGGCGCCGAGTTGGTCCACTCGTCTGCGCAATCGATCCGCCAGGATCCGCACCTGGTGCGATCCCGAGAGCTCACAGGCTCGCAGTAGCTCGGGATCAGTCAGCATGGGGCTGATCATTCTGCGGTCCCTTCCCCGCGCTCAATCGCGCTAAAAATCACTGCCTTGTCATAGTCCGATGTGACCTCGGGGCACGGATAGTGCTCTGCCAGGCGCTGAAAGCAGTCATGGAAAAATTTCCGGTATTCATCCGCCGGGCCGTGCTTACGCTCCCATTCCCCCAAACTATCTTTCTGGGCGGTTTCTAATTCCTCTTCCAGTAGTTCTATCTGTTCCTGCTGGTCCAGGATCTCGCCCAGGGTATCGGCGGTCCGGGTGTCGCCCGAGATGTAGGCCAGGCGTTCACGTTCTTCGAGTGTCAAGTGTTGCATGGTTCAAACTCCAGAGTAAGTAAAAGGGTAAACGGTCCGGGGTTCCATGTAATCACATTCCCCGATGAGGTCCTGAATCACAGACGCGTGATATCCGTCTGCGTCGGATTCGATACCCCACATTGACGCGTCAATGTCGGTTTTCTCGCCTTTATCGTCCAACAGGGTTACCCGAATTCCACAATAGAACCACTGATCCGCGCACCAGCGCCGCAGATACTCAAAATCACGCTCTACTGCTTCAACGGCATCGGGTCCAGGCTTGCACCCCCACACCTTAACGGCATCCTTCACGGCCTGCTGAAAGTCATAGAACCGATGCGAGTCCCGGTCAGAATTCAGGATCCGTTCCCCGGGTCGCTTGCTGCGACGTTCCCATTTACTCACGGGGCCATGGCAGTCCGAATTGTCCCAAGGTGCCCCCATGTCGTCATAGAACCATTCGACAAGATAGGTCCGGCAATGCTGGGTCAGTGTGTCGGTTTTGTATGCGTCCATAGTTCATGCTCCAATTCGTTCACGTGTTGAAGGTTTGTTGATTAGTAGTCGTGCAGAATCTCGGCGAGCTTACTAAGCTCTTCGCGGGTGAACATCTCACGCATGCGCTTAGTGTTATCGGCACATGCCTGATACACGCTCAGAGCTTTAATCGAATCGCTCGAATAACCGTAATCGCTGCACCAGTCCGAAAAGCTCATGTCATGGGCTGATCTTTGCATAATCAGTGAATGCAGCACGCTAGCGACATGCGGGGCCACGGGCCGCGCGGCCCGGTCCATGTCTCGTTTGTAATTTGCCCGCACTGTAGGCGTGCTTATGGGTTGCCAGTGTTGATTAATGCGCAATGCGTCAACCTTTGAAACCTTGCGATGTCCGGTCCCCGTGAAGTAATCGAAAGTCTCCGATTTACTCGGGGAAGACTTGCCCGCATTGATCATGCTGGGCCGCGTGAACTGCACCCGCCACCCGTCATACTCCCAACCGTCACGCACTAGGGCAGTGCCCGCCGGGAAGATTTGCACCGATACCCGGGCAGATTCGAGGAGTTCAGTCACTGCGGCATGTGCCGGGTTTTCTTTCATATCACTCATGGTAATTTACTCCAAAGGGTTACGGGTTATCACTTGGCCGATTGTGGCCCGCCATCGCAGTCCAGGTCAGCGGGTTCGCAGAGAAGCAGGCATTCGGAATCGGTGGTGCAGGGTGTGGGCCTGTCGGTCCAGTGGATCACGGAGAGCAGGACAAGCAGGGCCAGCATGCAGCACGCGGCGAAGATGAAGTTGATTCGATCAATCATGGGTCAGACTCCGAGGATGCGAACGATAGGGCGCGAGATGATGAGGCCGGCAAGGGTGCAAAGGGCAAGGATTAGCAGGGTCATGCTGCGCCCCCGGTGGCTTTTGCGATGGCGGCGCGGATGTTGGCTGCCTCGTCACTGGTCAACGGACGATTTTCAGCCCATGCTTTCTGAAACCCTTGCAGAGCCTCTAGCATCTCAGGCGCGGCAGCGATGAGGCGCGCATTGGCCTTGTTGCGCTCGTTTTCTTCCTCAGTTGGGTGAAATTCATGGTTACAGGAGGTCGCAACCCATTTGTTCTTTACTTCGGCAGAATTCGCTACGATGTAGATTTCTGTGCGGCTAGATTGCTGCGTTGTCCACGGGCCGGGGGTGTGTTGCTTTGTCATGTTCGATTACTCCAGGTTACGTTACGATTGGGGGCAGTGGTTATCTGCCATGTGTGAATAATAGCTCCATTGGGTTAGATATGCAAATTGATTGTTTCTATCCAATGGGTAAGGTTGATAGCGTGGGAATAGTTGCCAGCTACATCACAGATTCAATGGGTGAATGGGGCGCTGGAGCGTTGGGGCGTTGGGGCGTTGACAAATTGACTGAAGACATACATAGGCAATCGAAAGAATATGGCCAAATAGATAGACTGAAATTAAGCGGGATCGCGCGTGTGTCTTTTTGTCATGGCTGCCCCTACTCGCATAAAGGTTAACCCACTGTCACGCGACACATTGACACTTTGCCCCATTGGTCCGGGTTTCCTGGTCCAGAGCTCCAATGCACCAGCGATTCAGTGTCAATTGTCATCCGGTCCAGTCATAAAGCGACAATCGATCCAATGGGTGTTGACATGCTCCAATGGAACAATGGGACGCTGGGTTAGCTGGATCGGTGGATCGCTGGGGAGATGGTGCGCTGGGTCTGCCTGGTTTGCCTTATGGGTGGGCCGATGGTCCGTGGTGAATTGGTGCGAGGAGGGGGTACCACCCCAAGCTGGTCGCGCCTCGTTGAAGCAGGAGGTTCCGCGCCGACCCCGCGCCCCTCCGCAACTGAAAACCCATTGGAACGATGACTCCGATTTTTCTAAAACCCCACCCACCTCCATAACCCATTGGAACATTGCCCCATCAATCCTGACACCCATTCACCCATCGCCCAGCAATCGTGTTATCCTCGCCCCATGGACAAGTCCCTCGACCCCATCGAACTCGCAACCCTGCCGGCCTGGATGGCGCCCGCCTCCGCGCCCCTGCCATTTACCTCCACCCTCGCCACGAGCAACGAGGCGCAGTTGTTCCCGGCCATCTTCGACCGTGCTCTCGACGGCATCACCTCGGGCAAGCCGCTGTCCCAGGTGGTCGAGGATTACCCCGTCCCCATCGACTACACCCGTCTGCTGGCCTGGATCCACCGGGACGAGAATCGCCGTGCGCGGTACTACGAGGCACAGGCCGTGGGTGCCGAGGTCGTGGCGGACCAGATGATCGCGATCAGCGACGCGAGCGACTCGCTCGAAGATGTGCAGCGGTCCACGCTGCGCATCAACACGCGCAAGTGGTTGCTCGGGGTGTGGAACAGGAAGCGCTACGGCGAGACGCGGCAGGTCGAGCAGACGGTACTCGTGGACATGGGTGAGGCCATGGCCGAGGCGATGGCGCGAGTGAATCGCTCGCGGGGTGAGGTGATCGACGTCAAGCCGAGGATGGTCGAGTGAAGCCGCAGCAGGCCAGCGCCACGCCCCAGGAGCAGGAGCTTCTGACGAACATCTTGTCGTTCAAGTACGACCCACTGGGGTTTGTTTTATATGCGTTCCCCTGGGGTAAGGAGGGGACGCCGCTTGCCAAGATCCCCGGGCCGCGCTCCTGGCAGGTCGATGAGTTCAAGCGGGTCGGGGATCACCTGCTGCTCGACCTGGAGAAGCAGCGCATCGGTCTGCCGCCGACCCCGTTGTACTTGTCGATTTCGTCGGGTCGCGGCCCGGGGAAGTCGGCGTTCCTGTCCATGCTCGACCTGTTCGTCATGTCCTGCTGGATCGGATCCACGACCATCGTGACGGCGAACACGGAGACTCAGCTTCGGTC